CAACACAGTACACACGACACACAACTAGACATATGAATTCTCGAACTGTAAATTGTTCGACAAACCATTGCCAGCAAAATCGGTGATAAAATCATCACCAACAGACAAATACACATTCACATCGACGTAAGGCGCCACCGCCTCGTTGTACTGAAGTTGATTCAGCACGACAAGCTGCCACACTCCTGTGGCAATATCAAAAAAATTGAGACCGGATAACCTACTATGAGGTATCGAACACATCTCCCGATCCGAACGCCAGGGAATCTCCAGCTCAAACGTTGGGTTTGAACCAGTCATATCCAGAATACTAGCATATTGGGACATGGAATCAACCAACGACACTGCGCCGCCTGGTTGTTTGCCAAGACGGGTGATGAACGCCAATCTTCCACTGTGGAATGATGTGCCAACAAATTCAATCAAAAACTTCAAAGAGCCTCGCCAGTAGGAAAACGGCAAGCAAGCATACTCCATAAGTGTTGGTTGAAATGCTGCAGACGCAAGCAGAACACCAGGGCATGGTGTGATGATACCTTCCAAAAGGAGCGCATTAGGTGCGTCCTCAAAGGTCCAACGAAATGTTTGCGAAAACGACAGCCTCTTTCGAAGGGCTGTGAGCATTTGCTCATCGACTCCGAGTCCAAACTCGGAGCCAACGGCCAAGCGTTGTTCAGAGGGTCTTTCTCCAAGGAACTCGGAAAACTCAACCTTCTCCACCGCAGCTAGAACTGGAAATCCACGCCTAACAATAGGGATAGGATCAACAGCAATACTTGGGGCATCCAACGCAAATCCTTCGACTGCGCCACTGACAGATTGAGCAAAATCAACGCCTTTATCCAAGGCGCGAGTTACATTCCGAACTTTCCCTAGGACTCCTCCTTGGGATTCCACCTTCTCATCATCAGGATCAAGGCCCAATTGTGGGTCAAGAACTTGAAAATCAGCTCGCGGAAATTTGACAAATACTGACATATTGCAATAATTTTGGGTTGATTCTCCGACGTTCAAAGTGTTGAATACGGAGACCACAAAAGTTCCCAAGGTCTGTGTTGTGGACCGAGTGAACGACAATCTTTTCAGAAAATGCACAAAAGGAACGCGTATAGTAACGTCCCTGGGTTCACCGGCAGGTAGTTGAATACTAATCCCGACGGTTTGAGATGTAAGCGAAGTCGCAATAAAAGATGCAACTTCAGCAGGCTCGGCGAGTGGAACAAAATAGCATATCAACTTACCCTGTTGAAAGGGTTGTGATTGCATTTGCACTGTAATTTCAACATCTCCTTGAAAATACATAAACGCTTTGAATGGTGTAATGTTTACACCAGCCAACAAATCCCAAGGGACTCGTGCCGAATAGAGAATTTGACCGACACTGTTCGAAGTGTCCCACACAAAATTTCTCACAAATTGTGGGCGCGCAGCAAGGTCAACAAAGGAAATACCTTGTTCACCACAATCATCTTGCCTCATCTTGTTAGGAACGCCACGAAGCGCAGTAGAAAGCGCAGGTTGAGCAGCATCCTGAAACGAAACTCCAGAACGCAACATTTGAGATTCAACGATCTCAATATCCTCCTTCTCGTCCGGAATAAAAGGAACAAGTCGGGGGACCTCACGAATCATGCCAAACCTGATATTATCAGATCCAGACACGTACAAAGTTGCCGCCGGGTCAGAAGCGACATTCTCAAGAACTAAGCACCCACAAAAAGATGTGAGGCTAGTATAGTCTGTGGGAATTCGTGGAACTTTGCACAAATGATATTGAGATTCGAAAGGACACTCAATATCAATAAAATTACTGGTAATAGAAGTACCAATAGGGCCCAAGCCAGGCGTTAGGCTGGGTCCAAAAATGGCAGGGCCAAGTGTGGCCGCACCAAAGGGCATCTCGGGCACGTAAGCTACATTAATCTCGGAAGTTAACTTAGCTTTAAAACGCATGCCTCCAGAGTAAACTGCATACAGTCTGCTCCAATAACACATGTGTCCACCAAGTGATGCACCTGTCGCTGTAGGGCGGGGATCGAAAACTCGAGACAATGGGAACTCGTTCATTCCTG